TGCGTACTCGTCCGGCAACACGGTCAGCATTTCCAAACAGACCGGGTCCACGGATATCCCGACTGCGCTGAGCCCGACGCTTGCTTCGATGCGGATCAATCGTCCTGCCTCAAGCTCTAATACGACGGCGATCTGCGTTGGCCAGATCCTTCCTGCGAAGGAAAGTCAGCGCTTCATCGGCAATACCGGCATCTTTTCGACCTACATGCTTGCCGGCGCTGGGTTCTCGCCCACCAACAACAACGTAACGATGACCATCGCTTATTACACAGCGGCGGACTCGGCGACCGCCGGCACCAATACCGGCACCTTTGCCTCATCGATCGGCGCGACCCAGAATATCACCGGCTACACCGAACTCGTGAATACGGTCACGCCGATCTCAACGACATGGACGCGCTATTCGACGTCTGCGGCGATCCCGGCGACCAATGCCGCCGGCACCGCCGTTACCGGCGTTGGCGTGAAGCTCTGCTATACTCCGATCGGAACCGGAAGCGCGACCGACTACTTTGAAGTCGCCAATCCGCAGTTTGAGCCCCGCGTCGGAACGTCGACAGCTCCATCTGCCTTCAATCGTCGGCTCCCGACCGAAGAATGGCAGCTTGAGTATTCCCGTTTCTTTGAGATCCTGGAGACGCAACAGGCCGGGAGAATCCACGGAGCGGGCCAGGCGACCGCCACCACGATCGGCGAAGCTTACTTGCAGTATCCCGTCGAGCAGCGGCTGCTGATCCCGACCGCGACCTACACGGCTGGATTTGCGGTGACGGCCAGCACGGGTGCGATCACGACCTGCACCGGTCTCGCCAGTGGCGCGAACACGATCACACCGCTTGGTGTCGGCGCGGCTTGCACCGTGTCGTCTGGCCTGACCGCCGGGAACGCGGTTCTGTTTGTTGATAACGCCGGAAACGGCGTGATCCAGGTTTCATCCGAGCCCTAAGCCAAACACGGAGGATTGCGGTTCGCGCAATCCTCCTCTACTTCACTGAAGGAGACCGACATGAGCAAAACTCGCGAACCTCTCAAGGGTTGGGTCAAGAACAGCTACGACGACAAAGGCCGCGCCGTTTCTGGCCTGAGTGAGACCGGTCCGGCCGCGCAGATGCCATCAGCTTTGACTGGCGCCCGCGACGATTACAATGCATCTGGCAGCGCTGACGGCGGTCGCAAGAACAAATGACCGAGCCGCTCAACTTCGCCACCGAACAAGAGCCGTGGAATGTCTACCGGCTCGAGGACGGCACGATCATCCGCGCCAAAATCGTCATGACGCGGGTGATGGTGCGCGAGGGCGCCAAGACCGACGAGGGCTTTCCAGTCTACGATCTGCGCTGGCAGCATATCGTGGACGTGACGCCTTCCGAGATCTCCAAGGCCGCGCGCCAGTCCAGCGATCTCATGGACCGGTTGAAACCGAAAGATACCGCATGATCTGGCGTGTTCTTGCCCTGGCAACAGCTCTATTTGCGGCGCTGCTATGCCTTCCTGCGCCCTCGCACGCGCTGGTGTTCCAGGCTGATAGCGGGATCTCGGTTTCCTCAACGATCGTCGCCAATAACACCACGGCCATCGTTATCTCGAGCGTGCAGACCACGGTCTATTCGATCGACGCCTATAGCAATGGCTCGACCGCCGCTTACGTCAAACTCTATAACTCAGCATCCGCCACATGCGGATCGGGCACGCCGCAATGGCGCGGCATGATCGGGCCCACCTCAAGCGGCGGCGCTCCGATCCAGCTCCACAACATCAATGGCGATTCCTATATCAATGGTGTCACCATGTGCGTCACGACCGGGATTGCCGACACTGATACCAGCGCGCCGGCCGCGACGACATATATCGTCAACATTCATTACAAGCCTATTTCAGGGCCGCCATGATGAACTTCTCTTCTCCTGTTTTCGAAATCCGCCTTGAAGATGGCAAGCACATTGAGATCTACGCAAACGGCCGCATTGAAGGGCTACGAGGCGTCGTGATCAATCGATTGCCTCTGTTCGCCGGATGGTGCGCCGAAGAGACGCGCAAGGCCGACGCCGCGTTGTCGCGCCGGGGTGCCATCAATGGCTGATGATATCATTATGATTATGGGTAAGCGCGCCGATGAGATGTCATGCGAGGAATTGATCGACGTAATTCGATTGCTCATGCAGCAGAACCGCGTAGCCAATCAATGCTATGATGCCATCAGAATGCTTGATCGCATCAAAGACGAGCGACATGCGAGCCGAGTTTCCTGAAAAAGCGCAATTCCTTTTCAAACCTGCACCCTACAAGGTCATGCATGGGGGACGCGGGGGGGCCAAGAGTTGGAGCTTCACGCGAGCTTTATCCATACTAGGAACGCAGCGCAAGCTTACCGTTCTCCACGCCCGCGAGATCCAGAAATCGATCAAGGAAAGCGTTCACAAGTTGCTAGCCGACCAGATCCAAAGCATGGGTCTCAATGACTTTCACCATATCAAGGATACCGAAATCGAGGGCGTCAACGGCACGCGGCATGTGTTCGCCGGGATCCGGAACAACATTTCCGCGATCAAGTCGATGGAAGCGATCGACGTTTGCGCGGTGTATGAAGCGACGTTCATCCCTGACAATTCCTGGGACGTGTTGCTACCGACCATTCGGCGCGATCCGCCATTCGGCCCCTTCGGTCATGGCTCTGAGGTCTGGATCGAGTTCAACCCCGAGCTTGCCAGCGACGCGACATACAAACGATGGGTGGCCGATCCACCGCCGAATGCTGTGGTTCGGCAGATCAACTGGAAAGATAATCCCTGGTTCCCGGAGATCCTGCGGCGGCAAAAAGACGAGATGCTGCGCAAGGATTACGACGGTTATCTGACGGTCTGGGAAGGCAAGACGCGGGTCACACTCCAAGGCGCGATCTACGCGCACGAACTTTCGATGGCTCTCAAGGAAGACCGGATCGGTCCGAGCATCAAGCCCGACAAGGCCAAGGGCGTCATTGTTGCCTTCGACTTGGGGGATGAAGATTTTACCGTGATGTGGTTCATGCAGCAGATCGGCATGGAGCACCACGCGATCGACTACTATGCGAACTGCGGTTTCGGGATGGATCACTACCTCGCGGAAATCGAGGCGCGGAAATATCCGATCTCCGCCATTTGGTTGCCCCACGATGCCTCGCACAAGCACCAAGCGGCGCGACGGGCAGGCGTCATTCACACGATCGAGAACCAGGTCCGTGAGGTCTACAAGGGTGATCGCACGCGGGTGATTCCGCGCATTGCCAATAAGACGCTGGCCATCAATGCAGTGCGGATGCTGTTCCCGCGGCTCTATATCAACAATACAACATGCGCGGATGGGCTTTTGGCCCTGCAGCATTACCAGTTTGAAGTCGATCCCGAGACCAAAGAGCGGTCGAAGCAGCCTAAGCACAATTGGGCGAGCCATGGCGCGGACGGGCTGGCGATATATGCGCAGGGCCTACGCGAAGGCACGAGGCCGATCGCCGAGAGCGAAGAAGACATCGGGCAAGAGCGCGAGCATCACCCGCAGGCTTGGATGAGCGCATAGCATGGCACAAAGCAAGGTGGGTCGCCAAATGGCGGCTAACTGGAAGACGGTCAATGCATCATCTCCCAGCGAAATGCGACGCCGGCAGAAAGTTGAACACGGCGTGCATCTCGAAAAGGTCAGCGCGCAAGTTCATAATGCCTGGATGGAAGGCAAGAAAAAGTCGGGTATTACATCTCGCAAGTCCGAAGCGGGCGAAGAAATGATGCGGCCTTATGGCAAGCTCTCTCATGATGTTAAGGACCGGGATCGCCAGACGGTTAAAGCGGTGTGGCGGGCAGAAAAGGCAACAAAGAACGGCGGCGGTTCCCGCGAATACCATCGCGACGAACGTGGAAGATTCGCCAGCAAGGGAACATCGAAAGCAAGCGCCGCACCTGAGTATCCCGTCAAAGGTGCGCAGGTGACCAAAGGTCAAATTCACACGATCGGCAGATCGCTCAGCCGATTAAATAAAAACGGCACGATCGCTCGCGTCGTCAATGAGGGCGAGAAACAAGCCGCAGCGTTGGGCCGCAAGAAATCCTGATCCATGGCCACACCTCTGCGCGTTGCCGGTCAGCCCGTCGAAGACAAGACCGACGATGAAGCTATTCTGATCGAGGCCAAGGAGAGATTCGACCGTTGCCGCGAGTGGGAAAGTGATTTCCGCTCACTCTACATCGCCGACGTGAAGTTCGCCAATGGCGATCCTGATAACGGCTGGCAATGGCCGGATGATGTCAGAGGAGCGCGGGGCGGAACGGGTGGGCGCGATGTCAATCCGCGGCCCTGTCTCACCATCAACAAGGTCGCCCCGCTTATTCTGCTGATCACCAATGACGCCCGGCAGAACAAGCCCAACATCAAGATCCGCCCGACCGGAGAGCATGACAGCTACGAAGCGGCGCAGGTCTTTGAAGGCATCATCCGTTATATCGAGCGCAAATCGCGCGCGCAGACGATCTATGACGAGTGCGTGGAAAGCCAGGTCGAGGGCGGGATCGCGTATTGGCTCGTGGGAACTGAATATATTGATGAGGATTCCTTCGATCAGGATATCCGGATCCTACCGGTTCGCAACCAGCTCAATGTCTATCTCGACCGCGATATCAAGCAGAAAGACGGCTCCGACGCGCGGTATGGCTTCATCTTCGACGAGCTCGACGAGAAGGAATTCAAGAAGCAATATCCAGGGGTCGACGTCACAACTACGACGGGGTTTGACGCGACCGACGATTGGGTGAAGAAAGACAATATCCGGGTCTCGGAGTATTATCGCATCATCGAAAAAGCCGATGAACTGATCTATCTCGAGGACGAGAAGGGCGTCAGCGCGACGTTCAAACGCAGCGACGTTCCGGCGGCGTGGAAATCCTATCTGACCGCAGCCGAGAAATCGGGCCACGCCATCAAAAAGCGCAAGATCAAGCGCAAGCAGCTACAGTGGTTCAAGATCGCGGGCGACAAGATCATCGATCGGCGTGACTTGCCGGGAAAATACATCCCGATTATTCGGTTGCCCGGTCGCGAGAAGGTCATCGAAGGACGGCTTGATCGTAAGGGCCACACCCGCGTGCTCAAAGACGCGCAGCGGATGTACAACTATAATACCTCGGCCAATGTTGAATTCGGTTCGCTGCAGACCAAGACGCCTTATCTCGTGGCCGCTGCGGCGATTGAAGGCAATCAGCAGCAGTGGTTCAATGCCAACCGAAATAACGCCGCTGTCCTGCTCTGGAAGCACATGGATGCCAACGGGC